AGCCAATGCCAAGCGGTTTGTTACCGCCGTGGTGGATAAGAACCAATCGGAATTGAAAGCCCTGAATACCCAGGTGGGATCAGAAGGCGGATTCTTGGTGCCCGATGAAATGGCCCAGGATATTATTTACAAAATCGAAGCCCCCAATCATTTGTTGGGGAAGGTGACTACGGTTCCCATTGGTTCCATTTCCGGCGAAATGCCCAGGGAAGGGGCGGCGGTATCCGTATTTTGGAAAGGGCAAAATACCACGGGGACAGAATCAGACCCCGCCACAGAGCAAATCAAATGGAAAGTGAATGCCTTGTTTGGCATGACCCGGACGAGCCGGGAATTACTGGCGGATAGCCGGTTTAACGTGGTGCAATATTTTGACACGTTATTTGCTAAGGCATTCCGTAAGGAAATCCAAAACAAAATTATCAATGGGACCGGCTCCGGGGAACCCCTGGGCTTGCATAACCAAATTGGTATTGGTGCAACGGGCCAATTAGGGGCCAATTTGGCGGCGTCCGACCTAATCAAGGTTCGGCGTACCTTAACCGAAGAATACCGGCAAAATGCCGCATGGGCCATTCACGGCACGGTTATTTCCTTGATCGAGCAATTGATAGACTTACAGGGCCGTTTCCTGTATTTGGACGGCTTGGCCCCTCAAGCCCCCGGCACCCTGTTAGGGCACCCGGTCCTTGAAATTCCGCAAATTCCCACCACCCTAGGGGCGGGCACGGAATCGGAAATCTTCTTAGGGGATTGGAGCCAATATTTTTGGTTTGACCGTGGCGAATTCGGCCTGGAAACTTCCACGGAAGCGGAAAATGCTTTCGTCAAGCACCAGCTTTTGATGAAAATGTGGGGCCGTTGGGATGGGCAAGTGGCTTTGACGGATGCCTTTAAGAAATTAACCGGCGTCAAATAACGCAGGGATAAGGGAGGAAACGACAATGCACACAATGCAGGAAGGAACGAAAACGATTTTGGCCCTGACCCCTCAAACCTTGGCGGCTTCGGCCAACGGGTTAGCGGTGGATCGGCAGGGCTTCAATGAAGTGTTATTCTTAATCGGGATCGGGGCCATTCATGCCGATACGGTTATAGCTGTCAAAATGCAAGAATGCGCCACTTCGGGCGGAACTTATGCCGATGTGACCGGGGCAACAATCGCCAACATCGTGGGTTCGGATGATGATAAGAGATTTGAATTGTATGCCGATTTGGAAGCCCGATTGGCATTTGTGCGGTTGGTGTTCACCCTTACAGGGGCCACCCAATCATCCATTACCTCTTGCATAGCGGTCTTGGGTAAAGCCCATAACTTGCCGCAATCGTAATGGAAAGCGTTACCGTCCGGGCCCTGGGGTTGATGTATGAAAACCATAGAGAATATCTGTCCGGGGCTGAATTTGAAGTAGCCCCGGACCGGGCGGCCAGGTTGGTGGAATTGGGCATGGTGGAAACGGTGGGCCGGAAGCCGAAGTCTGAAACGGCGGCGGTGGAAGCCCCCCAGGAACACAAGGCCATAACCAAACCCGAAGGCAAGAAAGGCAAAAGGAAATAAGGACATGAGCAAGGGGGCCCGGGTCTAAACCACCTGGGCCCCCTTTTCTTTTATGGCCGATTACACCACGTTAGACAAAGTTAAGGCGTACCATTCCATTGGTGGCACCAATCAGAATGCCAAGATTACCCAAATCATTCCCTATGTGACCTCCTATCTGGATGACGTAACGGGCCGCTTTTGGCAAAAAATCACGGTCAATGCGGGCACCCCGATTAAAACCCAGGCAAAAGCGGAACGACAAACCAATCTTTTTTTACCGGGCAAATACTTTCCCATCATTTCCCTATCTTCCCTTAAAGAAGATGGCGTGACCCTGGTAGTGGAAACGGATTACGAACTATACCCGGAATACATTAAACGGGTGGCCGGATTTTGGGATACCCGCAGAAACAAAATTGAAGTGGCCGGAGATTTTGGCGTAGACCCTACGCCCCCTTTTATTGAAATGATTGCCACGGAAATGGCGGGTATCCTGGCCCTGGAGAAAACAAAAACCTTTACCACAGGGGATGGGGTCCAACAAACCATTACTCTTACTTCCTGGCCTACCCATATTAAAGAACAATTGGAAACCCTCCGAATTAAGCGGATATAAGTCATGCCCCCCACGGTGAGCATTACCACGGATATCTTTGATGCCGTAGTTGCCAAAATTGTAGCCGCCCAGGCCACAACCCTTTCTTATGTCAAATCGGTATACCAGGGGGATGATGACCGGGCCTTGACCGGGGAAACCCCCTTTATTCTCATTCGGCCCACCCGTGACCCGGAGGAATGGCGAAGCTTCCAAAACCGGCGAACCTGTAACCTAGCCGTGGAATTGCATTGCGTATGCAAGGATACCGAAGTGCCCACCAGTCTTTCCCAAGTGCGAGGGGCCTTAAAAATGAAGGATGATATTTGTAATGTCCTAGAGGCCGATATGCAATTAGCCAATACCGTGGAATATTTCAATATCTTTACGGACCGATGGGAGGGGATAGGCGAAAAAACGTATGGCTGTATAATCGTATTGCAAGCGGTGAAGCTTTTTCAAAAGGGGGCACGGACATAATGCTGATGAAATATAAGGGATCATTGCCGGAAGGGTCCGTTGACGATGCCGGGGCTTCTTGGAATTTTAAGCGGGGGGAAACCGTGACCCTTCCCGATTCTTTGGCGGATCGGCTCTTAAAGAATTTGCCGGATGATTGGGAAGCCGTGACGGAACCCAAAAAAATCAAAGGGGGTAAATAGCCATGCCAGCAAAAGGATTCAAAACGACATTGGGATACGGGGAAGAATCCACTTATGGCACCCCCGTAGCTTCCTCAAAATGGAACGAAATACTTTCCGAAAGCTTGAAGCTTACGGATGAGCCGATTATTAAACCCTCCATGCGAGGGGCTACCCAACGGGGCTTTTTCCAATCTATCAAAACCGTGGGCGGGTCCGTGGAAATTGAAGCCATGTATGAAGGAATGCTAAAATTGTTGAAACACGCCTTGGGAAGTGTGGCCACAGTGGAAACCGAAGCCGCTACCCGTTGGACCCATACCTTTACCCTTGTGGCCAATGCGGCCCTGCCTACGGGCCTCACGTTTGAATTGGGCCGGGATTTGCAGGGATGGCGGTATCATGGATGCAAAATTAACGAATTGACCCTTTCCCAAGAGGTAGCCGATACCTTGAAATTGGCCCTAGGGATTTTAGGGGAAGATGAGGAAAAGGTGACGGCGGGAGCCGCTACCTATCCCACGGAACGGTTAATACCCTTTCACCAGGGGATTCTAAAAATTGCCACGGTAGCCACGGATGCCCAGGGCTTTGAAGTGACATTGAATAATGGCTTGACGGCGGAACGCCATAAATTCGGCGGGCGGTTGACTAAGGAACCGGCGGCTAACGATTTTCGGACCGTGACCGGGAGTATTTCCAAGGATTTTGAAACCGCCGATATTGCCGCCCTATATGATAAATGGGTAGCGGGTACGGAAGTGGCCATTCAATTGGATTATACGGGGCCGGTCCTGGGGGCGGGCAATTACAAATTCACCATTGATATGCCCCGATGTGTCCTGATGGGTGATGTTCCCACGGTATCCGGGCCTGGATTGGTGCCGTTGACCATTCCTTATCAGGCTATTTATGACGAAACCGGGGCGGCTGATGCCTTCAAAGTAACCGTAGTGAATGGCGAAAGTGCCGCTTAACCATCCATGCCGTATAGCTTGCGGCTTACGATTAACAAGGCTGACCTAGCCCGCATACGGAAACAGCTTCAAGAGGCGGCCAATATTGATGTTTACCACAAAGCCCTTGGCCGGGGGCTGGCCGAAGGGTTGCCGGGGTTAATCAACCGCACCCCGATAGCGAAGGCCGGGCCGGGGGTAGTGGGCCGGGGCACCCTTCGCAAAGGCTGGGCGGCTGGGTTCCGGGCCTTGGGGCCATTAAATTTCATTGTGGAAAATATTGCCCAAACCAAAGAAGGCAAGCGGTTTGCCTTATGGGTGGAAGATGATACCACCCCCCACGAAATACGGCCCCGGCGGGCCAAATTCCTAGCATGGCAAACCGGGAAAGGGGGCGGGGGCCGGGCGATTGTGAGGACCATTAGCCGCCTAACCGGCAAAGCCTTAAAAAAATCCAAAACGGAATTTTTCGTATTTGCCAAAAAGGTCAACCACCCCGGGACCACGGGCCAAAAATTCTTATTCAATTCCCTGGGGGAATTTGAACGGCGGGCCGTTGATGCTATTATGGGCACCATGCGGAAGATTGCAAATTCAGCGTGAGGGGGAAATGATGAGCGAAACCAACGGCTATACTTTGGCCAGTGAATTTAAGGCCCGGAGCCGGAAGGATATTACCTTGCCTTCGGGGGCCAAGGTGCAAATTCGGAAAGTGAAAGGCATTGAATTGGTGGCGGAATTTGGCTTTTTGCCTGAGCCGAATATCACTACTCAGGAAAAAATCAATGCTGACCCTATCAAAGCCAGCCAGTTTATGCACAAGCTTATTTGCTTGGCCGTGGTATCGCCCAAAGTGGTGCTAGTCAATGCCGGGCCGGATGAAATCCTAGTGGAAGATTTGGGCGGGGATGGTGACGCCCTCCAAGCGGAAATCATAGCGTTTTCCCTCGGCTCTAAGGCGGTAGCTGAATTATCCTTTTCTCCCGAAGGAATACCGATTGCTCATACATCGGATCGGGAAAGCGTACCGGGTGCCCCCGCATGAAATCATGCAATGGCATTACCCGGAATTGGTCATTACGAAAATGATTTTGACCGAAGCCGTGAAGGAACGACATAAGGACGTTAAGCGAATCCTGGGGAAGAAAAACCATAATCATACGGTGGCTTTCCTGGCCAGCCTGTACGGGGATGACTAATGCCTAATCAAAATCTTTCCTTTACCGTCAAGGCCATTGATGAAGTAAGCGACAATATTAAAGGCGTAGGGAAGGAAGTCGAAAAGCTGGCGGTTCTCCAAGCTAAAGCTTTTCAAGAAATTGCCAAGGATGCCAAGAATGCCACTAAGGCGGTATTAGAATTTGCCACGGGGGGCATTAAAATTGCCGATGCCTTGGATGATATTGCCCAAAAAACAGGGATCAGCACGGAATCACTTTCCACCCTTGGCTTGGCGGCGGAACGGGCCGGATCTGATATGGGGTCCGTGGAAGCTGGGATTAAAACCCTGACCCGGAACATGGCGGCGGCGGCTGATGGGAATGCCGATGCTACGTTAGCCTTTCAACGGCTGGGGATATCCATTAAGGATTCCGATGGGCAATTACGGCGGGTGGAAGATATCCTACCGGAAATAGCCGATGCCTTTAAGGGGATGAAGAATCAAACCCAGGCGGCGGCCATGGCCCAAGAAGTGTTAGGCAAGGCTGGGGNGGACCTCTTACCCGTGCTACGGAATG